CCTAGATGCACGTATTGACCTTATTCGTTATTACGATAAAGAACAATCAACCATCTTTATTCCATCACGGAATAATTTAGTTTTATCTCAAGCAAAAAATCCACTTGGTAAAATGCAAGTGGTGATAGCAAAACGTCCGTCAGTAGACAGTGAGATGCGTGGTCAATTTGATGACGTACTAGGTATCCAACTGCTTCGCAACAGGTTCGCATTACTTGCGATGGAAGCAGCAGAGAAATCAGTACAAGCACCAATTGTTGTACCAGGCGATGTTCAAGAACTGCAGTTGGGTGGAGATGCAATTATCCGCACTAACTCACCAGCAGGTGTGCGCCGTGTAGATTTAAATATTCCACCAGGTGCGTTCACTGAGCAACAAGTATTACTTAACGAGTTGCGTACTGGAACACGTTATCCAGAATCAAGAACTGGAAACATTGATGCATCAATAATCACGGGACAAGGCGTTCAGGCGCTTATGGGTGGTTTTGATACACAAGTTAAATCAGCACAAGCAATCTTTGCTTCTGCTCTTAAAGATGTTATCTCCGTCTGCTTTGAGATGGATGAAAAATTATTTAACTTTACAAAAACAATTCGTGGTGTAGATGCTGGTTCACCTTACTCACTTGAGTACACACCATCAAAAGATATTAAAGCAGATTACACAGCCGATGTTCGCTATGGCATGCTTGCTGGTCTTAACCCAGCGCAGGGACTTATCTTCATGCTACAAGCACTTGGTGGTAAATTAATTTCTAAAGACATGGCTATGCGTGAGTTACCATTTGGTATTAACGTAACTCAAGAGCAAGAAAAAATTGAAATAGAAGATATGCGAACCGCTCTAATTGGAGCAATGCAGGCTTACTCTCAAGCAATACCGCAGATGGCAATTCAGGGACAAGACCCAACACAAATTGTTAAAAAAATAGCAGAAGTTATTAAAGCACGTCAAAAGGGTAGAACCCTTGAAGATGCAATAGAAGACATCTTTGCACCAGAATTGCCTCCTGCTGGCGAACAACAAATGGTTGAGCAAACGTCCCCTGCTCCCGAGCAGCCAGTAGGAGGTCCCACTCCAATGCCGCCACAGGGTCAAGAGGCTACTCCAGATATTCAAAGTTTACTTTCTAGTTTAAGTTCAACTGGTAAAGGAACGGCTAGTGCAAGGCGTGTAATTAGAAAATAACTTAGTGGGGGACTATGACTGCAATCGTTGGTATTCAAGGCAAGGGTTGGGCTGTTATAGCAGCAGACTCTATGACTACGTATACAGATAGACCGTATGTAGCCAAAGGTTGTGACAAGATAGTTAAAGTTGGAGAGTATTTAGTTGCAGTTGCAGGTGATGCTATTGCAGGGGATATTTTAAATAACTTATGGCAACCACCTAAAGTAATTAAAACGCAAGACCCTGATAGATTTATGATGATTAGAGTATTACCATCTATCAAACAAGCATTAACTGAAGTAGGGTATGACCCAAATCCCAAAGGCAAGAATGATGATGATTCTGGTTGGGATGCATTAATTTGTTTTAATGGAAAGTTATATCAAGTTAGTGATGACTATGGATATATGAGAGACGACAAAGGTTTTTACGGCATTGGCACAGGTGGTGGATTAGCCCTTGGTGCATTGGTATCAATGGAATCTGAAACTAAAACACATGCTAAAGCAACAGGTGCAGCAAAGAAAGCAATTAACATAGCAATCCAATACAACATATGGTGTGGTGGAACTGCAAATATTAAAACACAATTTACTAAGTAGGAGGAAAAGTGGAGCAAGGTGGATATAGAAAACCGAATAACCCAGCCCCAGTATCAGGCCCTGGCGCTCTTAGTCAACGCACTGACGGGGGTCCAACACAACCTGCAACCTACATCTCAGGATTACCACAAGGCGAAGGACAAGCAACTTACGACCAACAATTAGCAGCGCCTATGATGGGTTCTGTAAAAATGGAAGACATTCAAGGTGCACCAGTTGTTACTGACCTATCTGCACCAACAGAATTTCCTAACGAGCCAATACATCATGGAGCATCATGGGGAGATAGTCCAACTATAAACCCTAACTCTATTGGTGGAATTGGTGGTACTAATCCAACAAATGTAATTTTTAGAATGATGAGTAATGACCCATCTGGTAAATTAGAAGCATTATATAACAGATTGAATATGTCTTAATGTCATTTAATTCTCCATCAACACCATTGCCTCCATTGGAAGACAATCCATTTAACCCAAAACTTGCATCTGCTGACCCATTAATGTATGCAGCCACTGGTGCTGGTTCATGGACATCAGAAGAGGCTATTGTAGCAGATAATGTATTAAGTTATTTATCATTAGATAATGATTTGGTAACAAATAAAGATATTGGAAAAGCAAGAAAACAATTTAAATCTTTAGATAAAAATACACAAGAATTTTTAAAATGGTTAAATCCAGAAGCAGATTATCAACAATCACCTAAAAGTCTTGGTAGAAGATTTCTTGAGTTTGCTGGTAAAGAAGTTACTGAACCATTTAGACAAAGTTTAGGAATATATGAACAATTTGGTAAAGGTGTAAAATCTGTTTATAAATCAACTATTAATGCAGATGAAACAATTAATAAAATTATTACACAAGGTGTACCAACTATTGATAAAGCAACTGGACAACCTTTATCAACCGCAGAAGGTTTTAAAAAAGCATTAACTACTAAATCTTGGTCTGATATATATGAGGGTAAAAATTCATGGCGTGAATCAAGTCTTCAACAACTTGAAAATAAATATGGATATGCTGCATCTTTTTTAACTAGAAAGATGATTGATGGAGTAAAGCCAAGTACTATTCTTAGAGAATATGGTCCATTAGATGCACCAATGACTAAGGCTTTTATGGACCTATCATCTCAAAATGATAATTGGTTTAAAATGCTTGCAGAGCATAAAGGCCAACAAATTAATCCAGGTAATGATATAACTAACTTTTTAAATAAAACACTACCTCCTAAAGATTTAGGAACTGTTGGTGATTTTATTAAGAATACAGTTGGTACAATTCCATTTATTCCAGTACCAGTAGCAGAAGAAAATACTTGGGCAGTTAAAAATATTAATCCTTTTACTTATAAAGAAAATGAATGGGCATCACCATCTGGTCAAATTAACTTTGCCTATACAATACTTAGTGACCCAACAACTTGGTTAACTGCTGGTTCAACTAAATCATTAATGGCTGGACAACAAATAGCACAACAAGTTTATGGTGCTAAAACAGTTGACAGAGTTGTTGAACTATTTAAAAATCCAGAATTTAATACAAAACTTTCTAAGGTTTCAGATGATATTAACGAACTTAGAGTAGCAACAGAAGCAAAAGATTTTGCTCAAGCAGGAGTTATTAGAACTCGTATAGCCACATTACATCCAGAATATGATAATGATGGATTAATTAATCATTTAATGACTACTAAAGTTTTAGATGATAACTTAGATGAGGTTTTAATTACTGACCTTAATACAATGCAAAAGTTTTTTGAGCGCGGAGAAAACGTATCATTTCTTACTGATTTAAAAATTAATGGTATAATTCAACAAAGAGCACACAATGTTGCTTTAGAGCGTAGGACAAGAGCCTTTACTGATAAAGGAAAAGTATTATTTGATGAGTTGTTAAATGGTGTTGACAGTGCTGTTTTAGCAGGAAAAAAACCCATACCTAAAGAAGCAATTAAAACATTAGATGCATGGGAAAATTTTGTTCTTAAAGATATTGATTTAGGAAAAACTGTTCAACCTACTGATGATACTATTAAAACATTAACTTTACAAAAAAATAAACTTACTAAATCATATAATAAATTATTTGCAAAGATGCCAGCAGCCAAAGAAATTTATCATCAAGACAATAAAGTTTATGAGTCAGCAGATACTTTTAGACAATTAGCAAGATTTTTAATTGGTGATAAATTAGTTGCTAATATGGTTACTCAAAGATATTTATCTAGAAGTCCAGAAGAAAGATTACATACTCTTAAAGTAATGTATAATATGTATTTTGATAAAATTGGTATGTCTTCTACTCAAGATGGTTTAACTGCTAAGCGTGCACGTTTAGAGTTAATTTTTGGTTCAGAATTTGGACTACGTCCAATTATTAATATGACTATTCCTAAACATATGGATAGTTCTGCTTTAGGTGCTGTAGATGTTGGTACTACTTTACCCCCTGCTGCTAGTCAAATTTTTCATACTACACCAGGAATAGCCATGATTCCTTTTGATGATGTTCTTAAAGAAACTTATGAATTAGGTAATCTTCGTGGTAGTATACTTAAAAATATTGGAGCATTTTTTACTTATAATTCTGCTATGCGTACTATTCAAACTGGTTGGACTGGTTTAATATTACTTCCTAAAGTTGGGCCAAAGAATGCATTTGATAACTTTACTGTTGGTACTTTAGTACTTGGTCCAGATGAATTAATAAGTTTATTTTCTGGTAAAGGTAAAAATTTAAGTAAAACATTACAAGCATATACCGCTAATACAAAAACACAGGGAATGCTTAAAAGTCAATTCCTTAGTTTAATTAAAAAAAATCCAGCAGAATATATTAGTTCTGCTGAAAGAAAAAGACTTCGTGGTTTTGCTGATGTAGAAAAAACAATTGAATTACCCAGTGGTTTAGTTGTAACAATTAAAAAAACACTTCCATTAAAAGATGTATTTGAAGGTTCAGTTGCTGAAAGAATTGCTGCGGTAGCAACTGCAAAATATGGTGGATTAGATTCTGAAGATGCTAAAAACTTTGTTACTTTTCTTTCAAATAATTCACATGCATTAGAAGGTATTACACAATCTTCTGTTGCTGCAACATTTGCTAATAAAATAATTGATGGTGGAATGGCTGATGAGGTTTTTGGTAAATCTTCTTGGGCTGAAGCCCTTGAGACTCTTGGCAGAAAACAAACTGGTAAATATAAAATAGATGTTTATAATGAAATTGTTGGTGCCAATAGAGTATTAGCACATATGTCTACATTTCGCCAACATTTTGCTTTTAATAAAATAGGAAACATAGATTTTGGTGCAACATTTATTGAAAATAATGGTTTAAAAACAGCAGACGATGTTGAAAATTATGTTAACCAACTTATGGGCAAAATTGGTTGGATTAAAGATTCATTTGGTAAGTATGTTGCCAAAGGCGAAGGTATTAAACGTAGTAAAGATGGCAAAATAATTGTTGATGATAAAAAATCTTTAGAAAGAATTAAAAATTTTAATGGACTTTTTCTTAAATCCTCTATATTTAAACAAGAAGGTAAAACACAAGCAGAGATAAGCGAAAGTATTATTCGTGGCAGTATGGCAGAACTATATAATGTTTTTCATGGTAGTGCTGGTAAATTTAATCAAGATTTATTAGATTTATTAAAAATGAAAATAGAGATTGTTCAAAAAGTTTTAGGTAAAGATATTCGCGGTGAATCAAAATTAGAAAAAGCATTACGATTAAATAATCTTAAAGAACAATCTACTTTTACTTATCAAATTGATAACTTAACTGTTGATGAATTTACGCAAGTTACCAAAAATTTTCCAATTGAAGGTACTTTAAAAACAGATATTGATTTTCAAGAACTTGGATATAAACCAGAAACATGGTTTCAAAAATTTAAAAAACTTCCATGGGAAATGGCAGATAGACAAATAGTTGATTTCTATAGTTCTGATATATTCCTTATTAAAGTTTTAGAAAATCGTAAACTTACTAAAAACTTTGAACAACAAATGGTTAAAGATATTATTCAAGATACTTTAAAGGCTAATAAAGATAAACCAGTTGATATGGATTTAATTACCGCTCAAGCAGAACTACAGGCTGACCATTGGTTTAATAATTTAGCAGAAGCCAATGCTCAAAATGAAGTATTAATGTATATAGATAATCCTCAAATTAAAAATCAAATTGATTTTAATACAAGAGTTGTTGGTAGATTTATTAGAGCCGCCAATGATTATGCTAGACGTATGGTTCGTTATATAAGCCAGAATCCAGATAAGGTTGCCTATAGAGGTGGTATGTATGTTCATGCTTCAAATGGTAGTGGCATGCTTTATGAAGACCAAAATGGTAATCAATATATTCTTGTTCCAAATGATGGAGTTTTTTGGAAAAACGTTGCACCAGTAATGGCATCTCTTGCCAATCCAATTTCAGCAGTAGGCGGAGTATATAGAGGATTAACAGATGAAGACTGGAGTTTCTTTAAGCAGCCAGAATGGAATCAATACACCGCTAAGATATCTTTATTAAATCCATCTTATTCTGAAGGTGCTGGTGTGTGGTCTTTGGTTGGTCCTACTATGGCTATACCAGTATTGGCAACAAAGTCTTTTTTAACTACAGTTGCTGGAGCAGTTGATTTTAAAAAGGGAGTACAATTTTCTGAGAATTTAGATAATTGGTTACTTGGCCCAGGTAGTGATAATACAAATTGGGTAAGGGCTTTAATTCCAGGAAGCGTAATGAATACTTGGGCACAAATACCAGGTGCACAAAAAACTGGTAAACAAGCAAATATAATTATGCAGGCTGCAGCGGCATTACAATTTAATCCAGCCACTCGGGTAAGTGGTGCAGACCTTCAAGACGATAAAAAAATGAAACAATTTTATGATAGATTAAAACTTGCTGCATATAATGTTGCGGTAATACAGGCTGGTTTCAATACTTTATCTCCAGTACCATTGGGAAATACTCAACCAGGTATTCCAAAAGAATTAAGACAACAAGGTATAGTTTCTCTTAATCAATATTGGGGAGAAATTATCCGTGGTGTTACTGCTAATAATTCTGAAAATGGATTTTATCTACATGACCCAATAGCCCTTGCTACTGCAATGTATATAGGAGAAAATCCAGATAGACTTGTCCATACTGTATCTAAATCTAGTAGCGCTGCTAAAGTTGCTATTAATTACACCCAAGAAACAAAAAATTGGGCAATAGAAAATAAAAAACTTTTAGAAACATACCCAACAGTAGGTTGGGTTTTTGCTCCACACATTGGAGAGTATGACCCAAACGTAATGTATTTCTTAGAGGCTAGTGATTTAATTGGACCTAAAAATAATCCATTTGATGCTAATGGTGCAGCCTTAAGAAACTATATTATCGATGTTACTGCTGCTAAAGATAGATATAATTACTATCAAATAGATAAAGATGTTAATAAATTATTTACTGACCCAAATAACCCAGATAGAAATAGGGCTTCATATCGTAGAGAGATATTAGCAATAGCAGAAGCACAAAAAAAAGTATTAAAAAGTGGTAACTGGGCATTAACAACAGCATTAACAGCAAAAGCATTTGAACAAAGACAAACACAACTCAATAAATTTGCATCTTTGGAGTCAATGGTTAATGATAAAGAGTTTACTGGTCAATTTCCTAAAGAACAATTAAAAACATTACAGTTAATGACTTCTTTATCAAGAAGATTACTAGATGTATTTGAAGATACTAGAGTTAGAACTCAATATAATGGAACAGAAACATTAGATAAGGAAAAAATACAGGGTATGGCTAATTTAGAAAATCTAGCAAAGGGTAATAGAGCCTTAACAGATGCTTACGAAAGTATTATTCGCCCATTGCTTGATGAAGTCTATACCACTCCTACGAAAGTGATGGAAAAATAATGACCTGGTCGCAAAATTCATCTGGTTCGTGGAAATTTGTTAATGATGGTATTGGATATGCTAATGACCCACAACATAGACCTCTTTCTAATCCTCAAAAATTAGCAGAAATGCCTAATCCTAATGCAACTCCTAATACTAAAGTAAATCCAAATGATAGTAAACCAAATTCTAGTTTAGAAACCATACCTACTGGTGTTCAATTTGATTGGGGTAAGTTTCTTGATGGTAGTTTTGTATTAAATTCTGGAGGAACAGAAGGTTCTATTGCTGGACAACCATATATTTCTGGTGCGCCTTTAACAGATGGAACAGCAAATCCTAAATCAATTATTATTTTACCTAGTGATGATGGTAAGGGTTATTTTTCACAAGATTTAGATGCTGCTGTTCAAGAATATATAAATAGAATACCCAATGTTGCAAAAGAAACATATAAGAAAAAATTAAAAAATTATTATCCAGATACAAAATCTTATGCTGTATCTTTAGCGGGCGGTCCAGTAGTAGAAAATGATTTAGGTTTTCAGGCTGCTGTTAAAAAAGCACTTCAAGCAACTAGCGTTGATAATTTTAGGTCTGCAGTCAAAGTTGCAGAACAAAAACAAACAAATCCTAACTTTGACCCAACTAATCAATTATATTCTTTTGAATATTTTGTTCAAACTAGAGACCCACTACCAGATAAAACTTCAAGTAGTTCAAGAACTAGTCAGTTAACTACCAAAGAAGATGCTTTAAGAGAATTTTATAGAACAGTTCAAGATTATGTTGGAGACCCAGCATTAGTTAATGAATTAGATAAATTGGCTAATCAATATTGGCTTGATTTGCAAGCAGAAGAATCAAGACGAGTTAGCACTGGCTTTAGTACAACTAATCCATTTGGGCAAACAACATCAACTAGTAGAAGTTTTTCCCAGTTAACAGATTTAGATAGACTTGAAATGCGTATTAAACTTATTACTAGAGGTAGTACTAAGGCTAAAAGTACTGGTATTAAATTAGTTGAACCAACAAAACTACAAGAGGCTGGTGGAGAAATTGGTAATTTCTATACCGAACTACTTGGGCATTCATATAAGACTGGCATACGTTTAAGTAATGAAGCATTACTATCAAAGGTTGAAGAGATTAATAGACCAGGTGGTTCTCTTGATGAGCAGAAACGTACATTAACTCAAGCATCTAAGTTAAAGTATAAAGCCCTTGCTCCGTATATAGATGCTGGTATATCTGTTGGAGATTTTATTGCGGACCTTTCTGCCATTAAAGCAAGAGAGTTAGATTTAAATGCAAGAGAAATAAATGTATTTGATAGTGATATTCAGACAGCAATTAGTGGAGAAAAACTATTAGGTCCAGAAGATTTTACTACTTTAGTTAGAAAAAATCCTAATTGGAGATATAGTTCTACAGCAAATGAAAGTTCTGCACAATTTTTAAATTCACTTCTAAAAACGTTTGGTAAGGTGGGCTAATGGCTGGACCTAAAATTGCTAGTACAACTAAAGTACAATCAGGTCAGACAATTTCTGGCATTGCTGCTAAAGCGGGGGTTAGTGTTGCCG